AGCGCGGGTGTTGGTCAGTGTGACAGAAAGAGTGTCCATGGTTGGGTCGGAAGCGAAGTTCAGAAAGGACGCCATCAGCCGACGATCCAGTTAGTGCCGTCGCTAAAGACCGGCACAAAATTAGTACCACCGCCGACAACAGCTTGGCCGTGATGTGAACTAAGCGTGCTGGTTGAGTCCGTAACAAAGGCTTTAGTGCCTGCACCAACAGTTGCAGCTGCAGTTAGTGCACCAACAGTTGTAGGGATTAGTTTTAGATAGCCAGTGCCAGCGGAGCCGTCAGTAACGACTAGAACATTTGCTTGGTCACGCTTGATCTGAAGATCTAGACCGCCGGTAGGAGCACCACTAGAGAAAATTATTGAAGTTGCTGATCCTAATCGGATACTCCGCCCAGCGTAATTGCCTATAAGTATTCCATTAGTGCTGTTTCTGTCTACATAAATAGTGCCCCCGCTTACAAGTTGAAGCGTAGGTATGCCACCTTCATTTGAAGCGGTAATCCTGCTTGTGCCATTAATCTGCAAATCAAGTAGCTTACTATCAGCAGCACTTGCAGTGTCGGTTACATTTAGCTTTAGTCCAGTGAATGTTGTGGCTGCATTATTCCAATTCAGCGTCGTACTGAAATCACTGGTGCCGTTTAATGCACCAGCCTGATTGAATTGGATACTACCGGTTGGACCATTGACTAGACCGATCGTTCCAGTGGCATCAGGAATTGAAACTGTGCGGTTAGCAGTTGGTGTTACCGTCTGCAATGTGGTACTAAATGTTCCGCCATCGTCTAAGTCAATGTCACCGCCAACAGTGAGCTTGTCAGTTGTTTTATCGTAGACGAGACCAGCGTCACCACCTAGGGCTCCGCCGTCATTAAATTGAACTTGGGTGTCCGCACCACCAGGAGTGGCAGCGCCGCCGCCTGCTCCTACTTCGTCGAGAGTGCCTGTGAATGGGTTGAACTTATAGCTCATGACTAGACCTTAGCAACGCTGGAAAGGTTCCCACTGGAATAAGTCAATGTCAAGGTTGCTACCGTCGTTCCAGCGGCGCCGCCGAGTTTAAAGATTACGTCCTGACTTCCGGTAGCTGGGGTAGCTGCAGGGCTAAATTCGATGTAATCGTGGCCGGGTACTTCTAAACCTTGGACAACTGAGGCTGAATATGTACCGTCGGGGTTTCTTATTAAACCGCTGTGTGTGCGTGCGGTCGTAGACATCGCTTAAGCCGCAGTAGAGCAATCTAGTGATAGTATAGCTAATTTTCTTTTAACTAGTTCTCATCGTCCTCGACTTCGATCATTACTTCGATGCCGCTGGCAAGACGTACCATCAGACCCGCAAAATCCTCGGGGTCTTGGGGTGTCATGAAGGCAAAGGAGGCTTCCGTGGTGCGGCTTTCGGAGTCCACCTCAAGGTGGGTGCAGAAACCGGTGATGATTCGGGTGCCCACTATTTTTGTCCCTTTGGTTTGCGTTTTTTAGCTGTTTTGGCTGCTTTTTTGAACGCTCCAGCGGTTGGGGCGCCCTCTGAGCCTGGTTTGCGCATTTTTTCGTTCGCGCCAGCCTCGATACGCTTACGCTTGGCATGGATATTGGCGTAAAGACCGCGTTTTGCCATGGAAATCGCGACAGCTGCTCATATTCTACTTCTTGGGGCCTTTCTTTCCCTTGGGCTTGCTCTTTTTGCCTTGGCCGTAGTGTCCGGGCATTGATTTATGGGGTGGGTTCAGCTGAATCTACCTCCTTTTGGGGTGTTAATTCGGCTTCGATTACCTCGCTTTCGGGTAGTTGAGCGGTCACTACTTTGGGTTCCACTTGGATATTTAGTGATGGCACTTGGACTGATACTTGTTCGGGGGTGTTTTCACCCAGGACACGTCCCAGGGAATCAAGAACTTGGGCTGCGACTTGGTAGTGGCCCTTTTTCATCGCGGCGTGGACGACGCGGAGACGCATCGTTTGGATGCGGCCCAGCATTGCTTCGCGGTCGCGGATCCAGTCCTCCTCGGTCCACTGCTTTACTTGGTCCCAGTCGCGCCAGGCAGTGGGGATGCTGACTCCTTCGCGGGCGCTGTGTTCATATACGATTTGGCGCACGCTGTGGCCGTCCAGTTGGTGGCGGTACATCCGGCGTTGGCGTGCCTCGATGTATTCTTGGGCGCGTTTATCACCACGGCTGCGCTTTTGTGGACCCTCGTAATTAACCATTAGTTCGTGTAGCTCAATACAACCTATAGGAAGTTGTGCCCATTACGCCCGATTTTGCCAAGTTAAATTGTTGCAGGCATAAATAGCCGAAGGCGTCAAATGCATGGTCTACGCCTAAATTTTTGTTCGGTAGGCCCGTTCCAGGGGCATAGGTCAGGCTGCGGAATGACTTGATTAGTTCCTTGCAGCGGGGGTGGATGAAGCAGCGGCGCGTTCCAGTGGCGTCTAAAAGGGCGGTGTTTACGGCGGTGATTTTGTCGCGTACTTTCCAGGGGCTGCGTGGAGCGCAGACGCGGAATCCCGATTTTCGTAGGATGTTGTGGTCTGTCGCGCCTACACCTTGGGTTTTGCGGGCGCCGCCCGTCGGGTCCGGGCAGGCCATAATGCGACGTTCCAGGCCGAAGCGGCGGATTACTTCTTCTGTGAAGTCCCAGGTGGTGGCGCCGCCCGTTAGGTGGATTTCGTCGAAAACGTAGAGGGTGTCGTTGTCTTTTACGGCGCAGATTCCTGTCATCGGGTCCACGTTGAAGTCCACGCCTAGTAGTAGTGGGAGGATTGGGATGTCCTTTGCGGCGGTGCTGATGTTCGCGTCGCTAAATGAGACGGCAACGAGACCGGATAGATTCTCGAAGCTGGCCTCGAACTCTTGGCGGAAAGTTCGGGGGTCTAGTTGGCCTCGTGCAGCTTCGATTTCTTCCGGTGGGACGTTGCCGCCCTCAATTGTGGTGAAGCTCCACCGTTTCCAGTTAGCGTCGCCTGTGATGCAGTATTGCCAGAGTTCGTAGAACCAGCTGGCCGTTCCATCCGGGGTGGAAATGAATAAGGCCCAGCCCTGTTTGTCGGCGAGTGCGGGGCGGATCACCTCGAACCAGACGGCGGCGTCCATAAATGCGGCTTCGTCAAGTACCACCCCGGAAAGGCTGCGGCCCCGTAGTGCCATTGCGTTTTCCGTGCCCTTTAGTTCGATGGTGGAGCCGTTGACAAGTTCCAGCTTGAGGTCCGTTTCGTTTTTGGACTTGATCCATGCGGCGGGAACAATGCGTTTCATGACTTTCCAGGCAATGTCTTTTGCCATGCGGTAAGTCGGGGCGCAATAAAAGAAGGTTTCGCCTGGGGCGGCAATCGCTCCACGCAAGAGTTCGATGCAGGCTAGGTAGGACTTTCCGAAGCGGCGGCCCGCTACCAAGACGCGAAAACGTACGTCGCTGTTGAAAACTTCACCCTGCGCGTGCCGTAGCGATAGCGGGGGTGGTGTGCGTACGGCCATGTATTACAGAAGAAAGTATTGGGTGCGTATTTTTTGGGGGCCTGTACTACAGGATAGTTGACTTTTCGACCTTCCCCCCTTAGTATTACAGTAACAGAGATTCACCACGTGCCAGCAGGTTCCCTATGTCCTTTTCCGCCGCGCCCCTATTGCGAACCGCCCCCGCTTATTGAGAACGGTTCGATTGTTACATTTTGTGACCGATACGAATTCGTATCAGTCGGCGTCAGTGGCTGCGCCAGCTGCCAGGGTCAGGCAAGTGCCAGCCAAACCAGCGCAGGCAACGAGCGCTACGGCCTGCCCGGCCGAGTCAGGGCCCTTAGGGTTGTCCACTAACACGCTGGCAACTGTGACCGCGGAGAAAGCTGCCAAGACACCGTTGAGAGCGAAGACGGCAACGTAAAAGACTTTTTGTGGGATGCGGTTGGTCATGGTAATCATTCTCATTGTAAAAGTTTGTGATAGCTGAGCGTGATCTCAGGAAAAGCGCCCGATGTGGGCGCTTTCTCGGTTCAGCAGTAATAAGGAGCGGTCGGCGTCAGCACCACAGGAAATGGGACATCCTGCAAGCGTGCTAGCCAAGCTTTGCGGGTATCGCACCAAACCGGCTCCTTGCTCACTAACGCATCCCGAACCTCGCCAGTAGGCCAACGGCTATACCCGATTGAGAATCGCTCGTTCCAGCTAACTAAGCCGGGATGCTCGGCATCGGCATCGGCTGGCAATGGCGAAGCGTACCAACCGCAGACCCAATCTAAAAATCCAGAATCGGCAATCGAGTCGACACGAAACACGCTGAAATGGCCGTAGTTGCCGCGCACGTCACCGCCTAGATGCTTCTCAACGGTCACAAAGACATCGTCTTGATAGCACCAATCGGAACAATCTTCAGGCACATAGATCGTGAACACGAAGTTTGCCGAGAAGTCATTATCAGAGTTGTAGGTGTTACCCCGTAACTCCGAGCTGTACTGCTGATGAGTCTGGCGAGCGAACCAGCGCAAAAGCGCGGGTTCCTGCTCGCTGACCCAGTCGCTAGCGTCAATGTGCTCAGGCAGTGCTAAGGGTTCGCCCAAGCTGTTCAGGATGTGTAAGTCAGTGTCAAGCTCGGGGCAGTCCCAAAATGTGGGATCGGCTTTCACGTTGTCAATTAAAATAGGCATGGGTGACCTTTGGTTTAGTGAATTAATACAGTAGCACGTCAGACATAAGCCGCTTCAATCTGCTTTGAGCAGTTGTCACAAAAAAGAGAAGCATCCTCATAATTTATATCAAGACCAATAACAGTCCAGCCGTCACTCCCCGTTGTGGTAGCGATC